ATTAAAACAAATAATATCAATACAAATGTCGCTAATATAATGTATTCAATCTTAAACGTTTTTTTCACCATTTAATATATACTTCTAAAATACCAATAGATAATTATTTTTTACAACACGGTGTATTTATTAAATGACTAAAAAAATCATTACCATTATTGTTAATAAACTTGTCATATTTATTTTGTTCTATCATTAATATTCTGTAATCTAATTTATCATAGTTTGAATATTTATCTTCATTTATCATATATACGGTATTATTATTATGTTCCAATAAATATTTATAAATAGCCCCGTTTTTTTTTAAACCATAAACTATAAGAGTTCTATATACCGATTGATTCTTATAAACCTCTTCTAACTTGTTTACAAAATCACTAAACGATTCAATGCTATTTATACCAAGCGTCATTTTATATATAATATTAACAATGCCTTATGTATTTAATTATATAAGATTATTTATATAGTATTATACATTGCAATGAATGATAGTATTATTAAAATAGATATAGCTTATTTTCAAAAGAGATATGATCAAATTGAGGAAATACCGGAAAATATTAAGAATAAAGCTATTGATTTAAGTGAAAATTATAACTGTTTTAAATCCTATTATGACCCTAAAATGATATGGGCGAAAAAAGTTTATAATAAAAAAGAAAAAACAATAGCTCCAAAAAATAGATTTCATATTATAATTCCTGATTTTACCGATAATTCATTATTGAAACGTAAAATACTCGGTTTACTTAATAAAATAACAACCAAAAATAAATTATCATTATATGATAACATTAAAGAAATAATTAAAGCAAACGATAATCAGAATGTCATAGAAATAATATGGGAATATATTAAACTAAATGAAAATGATTTATATAATAATATATTGAGTTTCTTTGATAAAGATTTTTCGGATAATTATATAGATTCTAAATGGAAAAAATATATAGAATTGCGCGAATGGGACCCACCTAAATCATTTTATGATAATGATATACTATTACTAAATGACGAATATGATTTATACTGTGACTATGTGAAATGGAAAAAAAATGTTAATAATATTAACAATATATGGTTGAAATTTAAATTTAAAGAAATAGAAACCTTATTGTACTCATTATTAGATTATACAATCGTAATTATAAAAGAAAATAAGGTCTATAAGCATATCATAGATATATATTTAGACCAAATATTGAAAATATTAAGTGTAACAAAAACACCGGATGTTATTAATAAAATCAGAGAAATAAATAATTCAAAATTTAATAGTTCTACAAAATTTATAATATATAATATTTTGGATTTGGAAAATAAATAATTTCTATATTATAATATAGAGTAAGAAACATAATAAATAATATGAGGGAAGAAAACAATCTATCTTTTTACAGTAGCTTAATAATTCAAATGATATTTGTTATATTATTATTAATAATATATACATATTTATACAAGTTAGAAAATATTGGGTGCGAATGTTCCGAACATCCTAACAAAGATTTTATCAAGAACTTTACTATAATAGCATTAGTATATTTCTTAGTAACTGCATTTATTTCGCTAAAATCCGTGGCGAGAAGCATGGGTAGTGTATTTGTACAATTAGTTGCTATCGCGACTTTTGTATTCTTCTTACTATTTGTGGTATATATTTACTACGCATTCGATTATGTTAACTATTTAACTAACGAAAAGTGCAAGTGTTCCGAAGATATGACCAGAGATATAATCGCAATCGGCACTATGATATCCCTATTCTTATTCCTAACCCTATTATTTACAATAATCATCATCCCTATACTAATAAGCACACTAAGCACCCTTTTAAACCGCATCGAGGTTTTTGAAGATGAAGTTGAACAAACTATCCGTAACCCAATGCGTACCTTTAAATCTACCCCTGATAGAATCGCTAAATCCGCAAAAGATATCGGTGCTTTTGTTAAAAAAAGCGCTAAAAAAATAACCAATGTTCGTAGAAAAAGATAAATGAAACCAAATTATTTTTTTATATATTTAAAGTTCTAGTATTATCCTTTCTTTTTCCTGATTTTTTTAATATCTGAATATCGGCTGTATCCTCTATTATAGATGTTATTTCTTCGTCACTTACAGATAAAGTTTCTATATGATTATCTATATCATCCTCTACAGATATATTATTATGAACATTATTAATTATAGATTCAACATCATCAACCGGTCTATTATTAAAATTACTTTGATATTGGGGCATTTCTGATGAACTTGGTCCACTATTCAATGAACTAAACAAATTACTTACCATTCCAAATAATCCCATATTATCACCACCCATTCCCATATTATTTGATGCCGGTGCTTGTGTGCCACCTCCACCCATCATATATTGTTTTGTAGCCGCATTTTGAAATTGTTTCATCAATTCTGGATCTGATTTTAATACATTTTCTACATCAGGCATGGGCTGTTCTTTGAACATTCTACTTGTTAAATGAAACATAAATGCACTTCCAGACAATGACATAAATAACCTTAATTCTGGTGCCATTTTCTTACCAGATGATTTGTATTTATCATGCAATTCCTCAAAAATATCATCATAATCATTGATATTTTCATTCACTTGTTCTGACCACCCTTCTAGTTTTGCCGAAAATGGATCGTATCTAGAATTCATATATTCCGCACCAGATACAAGAGCCATTAACATCTTCTGTTGAAATCTTACGCTACCATCTAGCTCTTTTTCTCTTACAATACGATTATATTCCGATTTCATTTCTTCTAAATCAGAATTCATATTGAATTTAAATGGTATCTTAAATCCCTTAGATTCCATTCTCTCAAATTGATATATTATCTCTCGTTTTTCATTTATCTCATTCCTAATTATATCCTTGGGACTTAGATGTTTCCTTTTTATTACCCTACTTTCATCGCTACCAGTCGTTGACCCATCGCTACCACTTTGTGACGAACGGCTACTCGCACCACTTTCACTTGTAGTGTCTGAATTATTATCTCGACCACTTTTTTTCACGCCATTACCTTTATTGTTACGACTACTCGCGCTACTAGCACTACTGGCACTACTCGCGTTACTACTCCCAGAAGTACTATCCATATCGTCATCGCGATTTATTTTTTTATTTTTATATATGTTTTTCATATTTTTCATATATTTTGCTTTATCATAATTGCTATTTCCAACTGAACTTGCACGCGAAGAACGCGACGACATTGATATCACATCGTCGCTTATTTTTTTTCTATTAAATAAGCCATCGTCTATAAACCCCCCCTTATTCATACCATTATTTTTTGGTATGTTGAAATTAAAAGAATTATTATTGAAACTTTCTTTGTTTAATTCTATTAAATCATCACTTTTATTGTTTAAATTTGATATTAATGACATATTATATATTATCTGAGTTTCAAATGTTTATATATTTACAATAAAATATAAATATATTAGAATACGCGCTTATTTTTTTATAAAATTAAGCCAACACTTAAAAAATATTTTACCTGTTCTTAATATATATTCTGGATGAAATTGAATCCCTAATATATTATCCTTTTTATCATACACCATCACTATTTTATTCCCCATCCGTTTAATAACATTAAAATTATTATTAATCCTTACGACATAATCTTGATGAAAATATGTATACTCTAACTTTTTAACATTAAATGGTACCGTCATTTTCAGCTTTTTTGTATAAGTTTTCATACCTTTTTTAAAACTTTTAATGTTACTTCTACTTGTTTTACATGCTAAATATTGCATACCATAACATATTGCTAATATTGGTATTTTATATTTGAATACAATTTTTGGCACCAGAGGAGACCCTTTCCTTAATATAAAATAATCTGACCCACTTATAATTATACCACTTATATTGCGTTTTTTTAGTACTTTTTTAATCCCCGCATTATCATGATACCTTTTAATTATTAATTTTGCATTATTCCCAATCGCTTTCCTATATAATTTATGTTGCTTTTTCCAATCCCATTTATCACTATACATTGATATTAATAATATATTCATTTTTAATATAATACATTATAATTATCTAATGATTCATTTTTAATATTTGTTCTTATATAAGATACTGCCTGTAAACACGCATCACTTAAATCATCTTTCTTTTTATTATTTACAAAAATATCTTTTAGTCTCTCATTATCTTTAATGTAATTTTGGCATATATCTATACTTAATTTCTTATTATAAACGTATTTACTTCTTCTAAAATTTTTGGCATTCTTTTTTCCTTCACTTTCGTCATATGTAATATCGGGAACATATTCATGCGTTTTTGATTTTAAAGATGCATTAACTAATACTACATTATCCACATCCTTATCCCAGTGTTTTATTAAATTGAAATAATTATATATAATGTGCTGTATCGTTTTCATAATACCATTTAAATTGGATGGCTGATTCTCTATTAATACATAGTCTATCATATTGATATTAGCCTCTTTTAAAAACCCCACTATAATATCCATTTCATTATAAACCCTTTCTGATATATCATCAATCCCTTTTAACTCTTTTTTACTTTCGGCGATTGCTATTATTCTCCAATCCAATACTTCTATTTTATCTGTTTTTTTAAGAATACACAAAGCTAAATTCTTAATACCAATATCAAAACTTATATATATCATTTTATAAATAGTTATATTAATTCTTTATACTTTTTTGTATTGATCCAATAATTGTTTTATTATACTCCTTTATATTATGATGTTTTATCAATAATGTAAGGTCTCTCCAAAATGTGTCATTCGCATAACTACAATTATAGCTATTAATACTTTTATGTTTTTTATATAACCACTTATATATCCGTTCTTGCTTTTCTTGGTTAGATATTTGCTTCACATTATGCATTCTTTTTTGTATTATCATTTTTGATAAAAAAACTTTTAATTCTCTACATTTTACATATTCTTTACACGATATACCATGCCATAAATTACTAAACTGGATATAATTATATGTTGGACATAATAAAAAATTATCCTTATAATCAACAAAGGTTGGGTTATTATCAATAATTAATAATTTTTTACTTATATCATATGTTTTTCCCACCTTCATGGTTTTTAATAATTGAGGCATAATTTTTTTAATTGACTTTTTAATCATACCATTTTTATCAACAATACAATTATCGCGCGTAAAAATAGGTCTATTGAACTTTATATTATTTTGTTTTTCTATTATTCCTATTTCCTTATTGGCCCATGTTTTTTCGGATG